GAGGTCCTGATTAGCGTGTACCCCGAATATGCCGGGGAGATTATGCGTTCTTCAGGGGACACGGAGGAGAGCGCAGTCTCTTCGCCTGATGCTGCAATATTTGATGGCGTGGAGGTTATAGAAGCTTGGCACCTGCCCTCTACTCGCAATGCAGGGGACGGCAGGCACACTATATGTATCGCTACTGCGGTTCTTTTGGACGAGGAATACACTAAGCCATACTTCCCATTTGTTAACCTTAAGTGGAGCAGCAAGGCATTGGGCTTTTGGGGTCAGGGGATGGCAGAGCAGTTGACGGGTCTTCAGATCGAAATCAACAAACTACTCAAAACGATACAGATAGCCATGCACCTAGTGAGTGTGCCGAAGGTATTCATAGAGCGCGGCTCTAAGGTGAGCAAATCACACCTGAACAATGAGATTGGTGGTATTATTGAGTACGCAGGTACGGCACCCATCTACAAAACCGCACAGGCAATTAGTCCTGAGATGTTTTCGCATTTAGATAGACTGTACCAAAGGGCTTATGAGATAGTTGGTGTGAGCCAATTGGCGGCATCGAGCCGCAAGCCCGCCGGACTAGAATCGGGAAGGGCTTTGCGCGAGTTTTCTGACATCGAATCGGAGAGATTCCTGTCATTTGCGAGGGCATACGAGTCTATGTTTTTAGACGCAGCGAAAATAATGATTGATATAGCGCGAGATGTCAGCTCTCGTGGTGGGGACTTCTCCGTAACGAGTTTCGACAAGAGCAACTTGGAGAAGGTCAGTTGGAAAAGCGTTGACCTTGCGGAAGACCAATACATCATGCAGGTGTTCCCCACCTCACTGCTCCCTGTCACCCCCGCTGCCCGCCTTCAGACGGTGGAGGAGATGATGAGGACCGGGCTACTGTCCCGCGAGGATGGCTTGGCCCTGTTGGACTTCCCCGACCTGAACAGTGTTCAGAGTCTAGAGACTGCCGCATATGATGAGATAGAAATGATTATAGAGAGCATTGTCGAGAACGGTGTTTACTTCTCTCCTGAACCATTTACTAATCTACCATTTGCACTTAAGAAGATGAATCAGGCGTATACTCGCTCCAAGCTTGATGGTGTCCCCGAGGACAGATTAAGTTTGATGCGAAGGTACGTATCAGAATGTCAGAACTTGTTATCTAAAGCAATGCAGGCCGAGCAGCAACAGCAAATGGCCATGATGCAAGCTCAAACAGCAGCACAACAACAGGCGCAACAGCAAAGTGCGCCACAGTTAGAGGGGGTATCGTCACAGCAGGCGGCACCATCTCTTGCAGCAATTTAACGGAGAAATTATGAGCGAAGAATCAGCACAAGAAAATGCACCACAAGACCCACAGGAGCCATCAGGCGGCGAACCCGTGAGTGGACCCGGAACAGCACAGGAACCCGTAGGAGAGGAGCAAAATAGTGATGAGCCTAGCGTTTATGATCTTAGTTCTCAAGCTGCGTCTTTGGCTGAGAGGGAGGCTTCATTAAACCAAATGTCTACCGAATTAGAGACTAAGTTGCAGAGGGTATCTGCAATGGAAGAAGCTATGGCGAATGCGAAGCAGGACCCTATGGCTTTATTGAACTCTATGGGGGTGGAATATGGTGAAGTAACAGATAAATATTTAGACACCTTGGGTGACAGGACAAAAACAGAGTCCGAAGTCATCCTAGATAAGATTAATATGTTGGAGAGTCAGGTGTCTACCCAACAACAAGTGTCTCAGGAACGCGCTGATGCGTTGCACCGAGAGTCACAAAAACAACAGTACAACGGAGCAATGCAGCAAGTTAATGCGTTTCTAGGTGAGAACACTGAAAAGTATGAACTCGTTAGTAAAATGCAATCCGCTGACTTAGTTTTAAATGTCATTGGAGAGCATTACAGCAATACAAAAGAAATTTTAGACATGGATAAAGCATGTCAAGCAGTTGAAGAGTATTATGAGGAAGAGGCAAAAAGATATTTGGCCTCGGATAAGTTACTTGATAAATTAGGTTTAGCCAAAACAGAAACTTTAGAAGGCACACGAGACAATAGACCACGAACATTAACAAACAATATTGGAACAAAAGCACCACGCTATAAGGATGATAGACCCGTGTCTCGACAAGAGTCGCTAGACAGGGCTGCCTCTATGTTGCGTTGGGATTAAAAGGAGAACGCTATGAGCGTATATGCTAATGATGTGACCCCATTTGATGGAGGCGCAGGGTTAAATCTTGATTCATTCGAGATGGCCCTCAAAGAACACTATAAAGGTGGAGTGATCGAGGACTTGGTTTACAAGAATCGACCGCTCTTGGCAATGATGCCGAAATACACCAAGTTCGGTGGACGGGTAATGCCTGTTCCCGTAATGAATGCTAACCCACAGAACCGAAGTGCAACCTTTGGTGATGCTCAGAAGACAAGTAATTATATTGCTTCTTCTATTAAGAGTTTCTTGCTTCAACGTCAGCGTGATTATTCTATCGCCAAGATTGACGGTGAGACATTGGAAGCTTCTAAGGGTGACGCAAATGCTTTTATGCAAGCAGCAACTGCTGAGATTGATGGTGCCATGAGTGCTATTGGTCGTTCATTGGCAGGTGCTTGTTATCGTAACGGCTCAGGTGTTATTGGTACAGCAGGTACTGTCGTGGCTTCTAGTATCCCATTGACAGACCCCGCTGCCGTAACTCAGTTTGAAGTAGGTATGCTTCTTAATGATGAGGCTTCAGGTCTTGAGAGTGCCACAATTACTGCTGTTAACCGAAGTACAGGTGAGTTAACAGTTGTTCAGGGTTCAACACCCATCACTACAGGTGCAGACCTTTTAGTGCAGGGTGATAAGAATAAGAAGGTAGCCGGACTTGCCGCATGGGTAGATCCCGGTGCGACTGCATTGGCTGCTGACTTCTTCGGTATTATCCGAAGCGTAGACCCTAGCCGTTTAGGGGGTCTTTCCCATGACGGTTCAGCGCAACCTATTGAAGAGGCTCTTATTGATGCCGCTTCGTTGGTTGGGCGAGAGGGCGGTCGGCCTGACTGTTGCTTCCTCCCATTTGAGAAGTTCTCTGAACTTGTCAAGGCTCTCGGGAGCAAGGTAACATATGTAGATGCCAAATCACCTGCCAATATCGGCTTCAGGGCCTTAGAGCTTCATGCTCCTTATGGAACAATGAAGGTCATCCCTGACGCTGATTGCCAAGCCGATACAGCTTGGTTATTGCAGATGGATACTTGGAGCTTGAATAGCTTGGGCGAAGCCCCTCGCATCTTGACCCATGACGGTAATAGAGCTTTGCGGCTTGCTAGCGCGGATGCAATTGAAGTGCGAATTGGTTACTATGCCAATATCGCCTGCAAAGCACCGGGTTGGAACTGCAAGGTGGCATTATAATAACAAATTCGGGGTGGGCTTCGGCTCACCCCTTTTCCGTGTAAGGAATTTAAAATGGCAAACAGAACATTTAGTAGAGTTCAGGCTCTCAATCATGGCGTTAAAGTAATCAGCGGCAGAATAGGTCTTCCTCTTTTGAACGATGACCCCAATGATGCAAATAATAATGCAGATACGGGCGATGACCAATTAGTGAGAAACGCAGCACCTATCGCGGGGTTGGGATTCTTCGCTACTAGCGTAGGCGGCACAACTGCCCCTGCCCCTGTGGCTGAGGACGAAGGCAATTGCAAGATCTATTTAGGAATGAAAGAGCTTGCGGCAGATCCTGCAACTGAAGATGTCACTTTGGACAAAATTAAATCTGATAAATATGTGGATCTTATCTCTTCTAACGGGTCAGTCCTGTTGGATGATGGTCGTTCGGGAGTAATTAGTTTTATTTCTGAGGATACCGCAGGAGAAGGAACAGTTAACCTTCGGGCATCTCAGACCTCAGATGGTGCGGCTATCTCTCTTCAGGGTGAGGCGAGTGGCGAAATTCAGTTCACATTGGTTCTGCGAAACAGTTCAGCAGACTCAAGATAGAGGAAAACATGGAAGCAATAGATAAGAAGAATCTAGCAATTGCTATCCTTGAAAAAGTAGGGAACAGCGCGGGTCCAAAAAAGCCTAACAAGGCTGCTACGGACCCCGCTGCCCGTGCTATGATCGAGGCACTCAAGGAGGGGGATGCAGGCAAGTTGTCTTCATCCCTGTCGGACTTTATACGAATACATTCTAATTCCTCTTAAGGAGCGTCATGTCCAACACACAAACATTGGCAACCATGAGAACAAGGGTTCGTCGCAGGGCAGACATGGAGAACAGCAACTTCATATCTGATGCTGAGTTGGACCAATACATTAACGACTCCTTGTCTGAACTCTATGATTTGTTTGTCGTGGAGTACGAGGAATATGTTATTCAGAAGCTCGACACCACTATAACGGGTGAGGTGGAGTATGACATCGTCACCGACTTCGGCATAGACAATTTTATGAAGATTGCAGGCATAGACCTTAAGACGAGTGGCCGGACAATCAACATGCAAAGGTTTATGTTTCCTGAGAGAAACACTATGCAGGATATGCCCGTTGTGAGTGCTTCATTCGAGTACAACATACAGTATGCAGTGTTGGGCAACACCATCAAGTTTACTAATGACCAAGCCAACAGCAACAACGACATAACAATTTGGTTTGTTCCATCGTTTGTTCCTATGTTGGAGACAGACTTTGTAGGTGATGTAGCCCCCTTCCTCGCCCCCGGTTGGGAAGAGTTTGCTGTCCTTGATTCTGCAATAAAATGCTTGCTAAAAGAAGAGAGCGACACGAAGGCCCTTGAGCGAGAGAAGTCTCAGCTAACCAAGCGCATAAGAAGCATTGCCATGAACAGGGACACGGGAACGCCATACCGGGTTGTTGATGTGAACCGAAGCTCCAACGCAGAGTGGTCGTATGACATATAATCAATATATAAGAACCAAGAGTGATGATTCTACCCCGGACGGGGCAAGCAAGAGGATAAATTATATACAAGATCAATTAGAACTGCTTGTTCAGTCATCAAGTAGGGAGGTTGATAGACTGAAAAACTCAATATCTAGTCTTAAGAAAAGAGTGAATATTTTAGAGAAGAAACACTCGTAAGAAAGGCACTGTAAATGTCTGTAACCATATATCTCCCAACAGTTGGCGAAACAGAGGGTACGTTAGCTGCGGAAATGATAAACCAAGCCCTGACGGACCTTGCTGATTATATAGATACGCATGGTCATATAGCCACGGGCGGCTTGATCGGTTCGGGTGCGTTAAATATTACATCTGATGTCGATTTTCAGAACAACGCATCTTTGTTGCAAAAGTATTGTGGCTTTACCAACAGCCTTTTGGCCCCATCGGTTGGGTTTGCGTTGTATGTCAAGGATGACGGGACGCCCCCTCCACTAACAACGGGTGACTTGTGGTACAACAATGGCTTAATAGACATTCAAATAACTGATGGTGCGAGTGTACTAACCACTACTGACGGATTCGTAGACGATTACACTAACAATATGCCCGGGGAAGGCAAGGCCGGGTTCAGCATAGGCAGCAACAGGTACACCTTCTCTGACGGCAGTGGAGCGACTGCTCCGTTATCGGGTGTGTCCCATGTGACATTCAAGACAATGCTTTCCGCAATTGATTATGGGGAGTACTCTCTCATCGTTGGTCTTGGTGATGATGGTTCCGGGTCGGATGCTAGTGGTATGTTGATATTACAAAGCTCAGCGGTGAATCAAAACCTAGCACAGTGTTCCTTGGTGGCATATGGGGTTGGTATGCAACCTCCGGGGTACGCTAGTGACCTATCTCCTGTCACGGCGCTTATGTCAAATAGCCGATTATATCTCAGCGCCCAAATAGCCGGAACCGACCCAACTGCTCAAATACAAATCAACAAGGACAGTACCGTATTCGCAGGGGACATACTACCTGCCGTTGATGCAGGCACCTCACCACCGGGGTATAAACTAGGACATAATAAGTATGGTTTTCCTGCAATTGCTGACCCTTATTGGTGGTCAGATATTTTTGCTTTGGTGCATTGGACGGGATCTATTGCAGACAGCGTACCCCCTGATGGAACACCAACGGTACATGTAGAAAACAATGCCGTCACTGCTCGTGGTACATTCATAGTTGTTAACACGGGAGCGGGTCCACCTGCTACAGGAACCATAGATTGTCTAGACCCACATTGGAATATTGCAGAGTGGTCGGGGGTTGGATTGCTCTACAATGATATAGGTGACTACTCTATAAAAGTAGATTCCTACCTATCGACATCTTCTACTGTTGTTATATCATCGAATGATATTTCGGGAGCATATAGGATATGTCAGGCATCTTATGATGCGGTAAACAATTGGATTTCTGTTAGAGTGTGTGATGAAACAGGCACCCCGGCAGACACGGACTTTTCATTGGTTGTGGTCGGTAAATAAGAATGCCACTTAAAACACAAAAGGTTACAATAGATTTTGGGTTGGGACTCGACGAGTACACCGATCCAAAACTTGTGAAGGAGGGTAAGCTTCTGAGGGCAGAGAATGTTGTCTTTGACTCTGCAAAGAAAATACAAAAGAGAAACGGCTTCAGGGAAGTTCCTATGGCTGAGATTGGGACGGGCCATCTGATAGATGAGCCAAAAGAAATATTCTCACACAAGGGGAACCCTGTTGTCCTTTCAAAGAACAAACTATACACATCAACTAGATCAAAGCTTATAAGTGATGCAATAGAATGGAGAGACTCTAAGCAGTTCAATTTTCCAACAGAAGTAACAACAACACCAATCTCTTCGTGGGACACCTTTGGGGACCGACCCTTCGATGCAGATGAAACCGCGATAGGGAGAGAAAATCTTTCCATACATTCAAGTATAATCGACACAAACGATACCCAAATAGAGTGTACAGCTTATTGTGGTGCCGACCAAGGTGCATTAGGTGTTATGGTCAGAGACATAAATACTGATGAAGTGTTGGCCCATAAGAAAGATGCACTCAGTGGCATATACGGTGTTTCCGGGGAAAAGACAACTTGGGTAAACCCTAGAATTATACCTTGGAGGTCTAATGGGGCAGACCCTGATAAGTTTATTATAATAGTAAGCGCAAAGCTAAGTCCGGGTGACACATCGCCTACCGTGGGGACACAAGCCTACAGGGTGGTGGTCGTGACGCTAGACAGTATGACGGGTCCTAGCATAGACGATGGGCAAGGGGACTTGTGGAGTTGGCTAGGAATAAGTGACCCCGTTTTCCAAGACTTCCCGTGGCTTGTGTTTCCAAACGATGACGAGCGTGTTCGCAAGTATTCGCACTCAACAGATCTGATCTATGACAAGGAGCAGTCTGTCGCTTGGTTTGTTTTGGGTGGATCGGGAATGAGGGAGTTCTACGTAGACGAGTATACAAACCCTGCGCCAATGTACATTGATACACTTTGGGAACAAAGGGTTTATGTTATTAAAATATCACAGGGTGGAACAAGTTCGGGATTCACGGGCGAGGTCCACTCTAGGACAGCACCTATAGACTCCGACACACACGACCAAGTACCAAATGTGGACCCCGACCCCGCATTCGATGATAACATTTGGGAATTATCTTTTGGAAATCCAAACAAGACACCAACTCCGGCCATCCCCGGCTTTGTTGAGGACATACCGCAGGAACCTAGATGGGGAAAGAGTGGGAGATCTACATACGAGGATGCTGACGGTAATCTTATAAAAAGGGTTCAGGGGTACAATTTTGATGAAATATTCAAGGTCAGTGCTAGTGAGGCAACGAACGCGACACTCAACGACTCTATCAATATCGTGTGCAGTTCCGTATGCCGCGATTCATCGAACACCACGCCCCCGCTGCCACTCCATACCACGAGACAGAGAACCTTTCTTGTTAGCGTAAACAAAAATGTACCTGACACGGCCATGCCTAGAACGGACTTAACGGGTGGACTAGACCAAGATATAACAGACACAACCGCAGTTCCCTCGACCCCAACTGACTTTATATGTACGAATGCTCAGTTCATTGAACCCTACATAGGGACACCGGGGGCATTGCCAAATATGAATGGGTATGTTGTTCTTTATTTCGAGGAGCAAATAAACAACAGCTTTATCAGGCTGAACATTCTAACAGGGTTAAGGCGCGGAGGGGGCAGGAGATTTTTTACTCTAGTTGTTTCTGTTTCGGGTTGGGACAGAGTGCTTCAAACTACTGTGTCAAAAAAGTATTCCGATTTGCTATCCTTCACAAAGCCTGCCGCGAGAGGGGCCTTGGTGGAATATGGACCATCGAACCCCGACCATCCCGAAAGCGACAGGTCGTATCTTGTGCTGCCCGTTGTTAGAAAGAATGTCCCCCTCATGGGAAGGGACACATACTCGGGTGACCTGTATGTCTTAACATATGATTCATTGCCCAATAAGGAATTTCCAACCTCGGCTACCGCATCATTGAGTGAGCCACACACTATAGCAAAAGCTATGGATGGTATATCGTTGGGTTCTGTGTCTGAGCCAATAGCCATTAGTGGTTCTTATCACAACGAAAATGTTTTTAGTTTTGATTTCCCAACGTACTCTAGTCCACTAGAAATAGGACTTAGAAACATAAGTATAAATTTGAACCCTAATATAAATGCACTAGAATATGGAAGCAACTTATATACGACAGGTGGTTTTTTGAAGTGTTGGAATGGCTCTTCTTACTATGAAAATAATTTTCACTTTAGGCCAATGATAATAGACATGGACAATGATGGGTTTACTAGTCCCGTGACACCAAGAGATTTTTTAAAGACGGAATGGCTTGAGCAGCTTATGGCAGATTTTGCTGCGGGGCCACATGCCGTGGGTGATGGCCCTGATGTAAGTCGGGAGGCGAAGGAAGAGCAGTATGGGAGTTCTTATTTTATAGATCCGCATAATGAAACAAATCCCGCATACCAATTTAGATTCGTATACGAATGGGTGGACGGTAACGGAGAAATACATCAGTCTGCCCCCTCTGAAGTAGTAGTTGTCCAATCAAAAACTCTATATCCTACCCCCGAGGACCCTGCCCCCGACCCACCATATTTTGAAATAGGTGTTCTGCCTACATACGATCCTGAAATCGATGATGTAGAGAGGGGAAAGATACGGTTCAGGCTGTCCATGTTGCCGCCTGCCTTCACCGATAAGAATGACATAGAAAGCATAACTATAAAGGCATATAGGTCGCTAGACTTGGTTGGTGAGGAGGCATCGGGGGCAGATGGTGAGCTTTACGAGGACGTTAGTGCAGCAATGCAGGGCAGTTATCATTTCAAGGATATGAACAGTGGCATGACCACATCTGACCTAACTGTAGAGATTGTTTTTGATGAAAAAGACAACGCAATAGCCGATTCAAAAACGATATACACAAGCTTTGGAGACTTGAAATACATAGGATCTCCCCCATGCAGTAGACTGACCGAGCATGATGGCAGATTGTTTGCCTTGGCATCTGAGGACCCATATAAGATAAACTACTCGAATAGCAGGCGTGTCCTTTCCGCAACAAATTTCAATGAATCTGCCAATATAAAAGTAAAACAGGAGGGCGGCCCTCTTGTCGGTTTGGCTAGTCTTTCAGGAAAGCTTATATTATTTAAGGAAAATTCCATATTTGTTGTGTTTGGCACACCAATTAACTCCTCGGGAACGAGTGGTGGATATTCCAATCCGCAAGAATTTTCAGATACTGTTGGGTGTTCAAATCCCATGTCCATATCAGAGACAACGGAGGGTGTATTCTTCCAATCAGATAAAGACTTATATCTTATAGACAAGGGATACAATTTGGTGAAGCTAGGAGTAGAGGTTCCCCTAGATGAAGGGCAACAAATAACATCAGTAATAAGAAGGCCCGATGTGAACGAAATAAGATTTTGCCACGATAGCGGTATGTTGGTTTACAATACTTGGTTTAAGCAATGGACTCGCTCTTCCTTGGGGTCAACAGGCAACAGTGTGACCATAGGCAACAGGCAATATATAATAGAGAAGGTAAGCAAGAGAATCCTGAAGGAAGACCCTGACTATTATGGCGATGGTGAAGATGCTGTGTCTACAGATATAGAGACTGCATGGATAAAACTAGCGTCTTCTCAGGGAGTACAACGGGTAAAGAATATTTTATTTTTAGGTGAACTTGATTCTCAATCTAGTTTTGACCTAGAGATATATTATAACTACAACAATCTTGTGGCAGAGACTGTAAGCGTGGATGCGTCTGACATAGCTAGTTTGGATAATTGGGGGTCTGAATCTGAATGGGGTACGGATGCTGTATGGGGTGGCGATGACACTGACCATGTTTTCCAATTTAGACATAAGCCAAAAATACAAAAGTGCGAGTCGATAAAATTTAGAATAAAAGAGAAAATGTCAAAGAATCCAACAAAGGGATATGCGCTAAACACGTTGCTTTTAGAAGTTGGACCAAAGAAGGGCGCGATGAAGCTGCCTTCATCGAAGACCGTATAGGAGAAAAATATGCCTAATATGTATTATTCAGGAGGGGGTCAGAACGAATACGGAGAGTACGGTTCGGATTGGGACGAGGACATGTACGACCCGGGATTTCTCGAAAAATGGGGCAGCGAGATGGGGGGCGCAGGAGGGGGTGCCGTTTCGGGTGGTTTGACGGGTGCTAGTGTTGGCTTTATGGCATCAGGAGGAAACCCTATAGGCGGGGCTATTGGCGGTGCCGTTGGATTTGTTGGCGGTGGCATAATGGGTTGGTTGTCAGGGAGGGACAACGCGCAACAGCAGGCTATGGCTAAACAAAAATATATACAAGATGCCATGCTCACGGATGCCAAGTTAATCGCTAGTGGAAGAAAGACAACAGCTGCGGTCCGTGCGGCAACAATGAAATTCGCCAATATGAGACAACAATTGAGAGCTAGTGTTTTCAGTAACCCCAACCTGACACAAAAGCAGAAGTGGGCGAAATTTAATGAGCTAGACGCAAGTGTCCAATCGAAGGGAATACAGGCAATAGCAAAACTACAAGGCATGGCAGAGGAATCAGGAAGAGCGCAGGTGGCTGCGATAAACAATATGCAATTTGCTCAGGCCCATCGTGAGATGCAGGCTTCTAGACGAAGGGCTGACAAATTCCTGAACGCATCTATGAGTGTTGCCGAGACAGCACTCACCCTTGCCGTCAAAACCAAGGAAAAATCAGGCGGTGATGATTGGGGGGAAGAGGAAGAAGAGGGTGGTGATGAGGGTGAAGATAAGGAAGTGTCTCTTGATGGCGGGAGTGTTGGTGGCTCATCATCTAGCCTAACCTTAAGGGACGAAGAAGCCCCATTGGGCGGTGAGGAACAGCCTATATCGTTCGGACAGGATTTTCAGGCGCAGGGACTTAGGGGGCCACAGCTAGGACCACAGGACCCACGTTTGATGGACGATAATATGGTGTTAAAGTTCTTTGGTGATTTTTTTGGTGAGGAAGAATCCATTAAGGAAAAACTCAAGAGGAGATATTGGGATGATCCAAATTGGGATTCAGCTTTAGGCAAATTATCAACAAATGAGGAAATATCATCTGCGGGTGATGCTGTTTCCGAGTGGGTAGAGAGTACCGAGGATTAATAATGACTGAAAGTAAACAAAGCGATACGGGTACCAACATTGCAACTGACGATCAGCTTGACACTATGTTTGGTACTACCAATCCCGAAGAGGTTGTGGCCGAGGCAGTTTCCACGGAGGAAGACCCAATAACTCTCGAACGGAAGAAGCAAAGTGTATATTCCAAAGAAAGGCAGGCAGCCGAAGAGGGACGAAAGGCAGCGGCAAAGCATAAGCTTGCAACAGCGTTGGGGGCCGCAAGTGACATAGAAAGAACAGCCTCGGCGGGTGCGCGTAGGAAGATGACCGCCTATTCTGATGCCGCAGAGAAAAGTGGTCTGAAAAAACAAACCAAAAATCATTTAAAGGTTGCGATGGCTGAAAGGAAAAGACTAAAGTCAGCGGGTAGGGATTTACAGGAGGGAATCGATAGGCAGCAGGGATTAAAAAAGGCGTTCACTCAACAATACTCAGAGGCCAAAGTAAGACTGAAGCAGGCAGCAGCCGAGTCGAGGCTAGAGGCAGAGACAAACTTTACAAACATAAATAATCAAATAAATGAACTACGTTCAGAAGATCCGGGGCAACCAATATTTGGTAGCTCTTGGGGAATAGCCGCCGCCCTAATGGGTTCACTTCGTCAAGGGTTGTTTGGTGGGGACAACAATGCCATGAAAATGATGAACAAGATGGTCGAGCAGGCAGCGAAGCAGCAGATGGCAAATATAAAAAACCTTCAAGGGCAAGGCACATCAGCAGGAAAGTTGATTGACAGTATTATAAAAGGAGCGTCTAGTGACCAAAAGTTATTGTCTGACCTCTATAAGGCTAACCTTAAGGATGTTAAGGATTCAATGGCTAATCTTATACAGCAATATAATATTAAAATAAACCAAAACGAAGACTTAACACTTAGCACTGCATTTCAAAAGATCACAGAGAAAACTGTTGACGCAGACACCAAGGCAAACAGTAGTTATGGCAGCGCATTGATTGATTTGGCAGCGGTCAAGGCTAGTGCCGCAGAACTAACTCAAGGTGCATATGCACAAATGGCATCGGATACGGCCCCGCTTGCCCCAACTAAAGCGGAAATAGGGAATGGTAAAACTCTTAAAGAGAATGTAGTTGGTGCAGTCCGTAGTCTTAAAATGTATTCGGGTATAATAGCATCTTTTCAGGACCTTATTCAGAAAGATGAAAATGGCAACAACATACCGAGGGGTACTTGGGAGAGGTTCAAGGCTCAGGGGTCTGCGTACTTGCCATCATTTATTCGTAGCGTGGGTGGGTCAGAGGCAATGTTCCTTAAGGCACAAATGAATGCAGCCATCTTTGCTGAAATACAGAAAACACAAACAAAGATTTCTGATGCAGATTTCAAGGCATTTGAAAATTATGTACCTGATGGCGGGGCAAGCGACGAAGCTTTTGCCGATAGAATGGAGAGGCTCACGGGCGATTCCGTGAAGCTTATAAGGGATTCAATGACTTCTGCCGCCAACATAAGAATATATCCTAGCAACCACGGTATAGTTCAGGTGTTATCGGCAATGCCCGCAGCAGATATTTATAGGGATGACCCTGTTCTCGCAGGAACTCTTGATGTACTTAGGGAAGATTTAGTGATGTTGTCTAGCGAGGCGTTGGTCGGTGGCGGCCCGGGAACTTTACAGTTTGGAACTACCCCTTCAGCTTCGGAGGTTTATAAATATGAGGCCCCGCCACGAGAGAAGAAGAGAACTTGGGGCGAGGCTGTTGGACAAGGCATAGACGCTGTTACCTCTTATTTAAGAACGAAAGAACAACCATAAAATATGTCTGATTCCAAGTCATACACCGAAGATCCTCTCATGTCTCACCCCGATGACTATCCCGAGTCGGAGCCGGAAAGACAACAGGAAGGGATTGACTATGGGGAGAACCCGAGTGGCAAGATAATACCCGACTCAGGGAAGTTGGATATATCTCAGCTTGACGCTTGGATGGAACAGCAAAAGATGGACGATGACCTTGTTACTAGCAGTGACCTGTCCTACTTGCAGATGCTGTCCGTAGACCCCGAGGGCAAGACATATGACCTCGACCCCGAAACAGGGAGACTTACAAAAAAAGAAGAGGAAAGCCGTTTCAGAAAGTATATTCGCAGGCATGGACGGTCAGGGCGCGGTCCCACCACGGTAGACGGTCAGAGCATAGGGGCTGTGTCGATCGAGCCGGACTCCCCCGAGCCAAAGATGGACCGAAGCACGGAGCTTCAGGTCTACAACAGGCTAAAGAATAAGTATCCCGGTGTTGGCAGCAAGAAGCTTGCTCATCTACTCGGTGTCGTTGAGGCGGTTGACCCATTTGGTTTCGCTGACATGTTAGCGGCAGCAACGAGTAATGACTTGCGTGAGGAGTTACAATATCTAAAAGAAAAACATCCGTGGAGAGTCCACGGGACCGAGGTGGTGGGGGCTTTAGGTGGGGGTGTCTTACTAAAGGGAGGAGGATGGATACTCAAAAAGGCTTTGGGGGAGGCGGCATTTAAGAAATTTATGTCATCGAAGGCTCTTCGGGCTGCCATTAAGACTAAGAAGGTTCTTTCGCTAGAGCATGAGGTTATCTCTAACTTGGGCGCGAGGGCAACAGCGCGTGTTGGAAAAACGGGGGTTGGTAAAAAACTTATTAGCATAGAGGAAGCGAACAAGTTTATTGGTCCCAAGTTGCAGGCCGATGCTACCGTTCTTGGCCCTGCGAAGGCTGCTATTGCAAGTGCCTTTAGGATGGGGCCGGAGAGGGGTGTCGCCGCAGGTGCTTATGCGGTTGGTCAAGCAAACAAGATGCATTCTCTTTCTGAGAACAAGGAGCTTGATGTAGAGCTACTCGTCGATTCAACCATCATAGGTACTGCCTTTTCGACTATACTTGCTCTTGCCCCCGGTGGTATTTCACAAGCATATAGCCTCTTGGGTGGATTAAACAAACAGAGGGCTGCACTGCAAAATGGAGTGAAGGAATTTATTGTTAAGCATAATGTGTTCTCAGGAAAAAACAAGGAGTTTTGGATTCCGAACAGGGGAGATAGATCTCTACTTCAAATATTGACCAATGGTAAGGCGGCAGGGTTCATAATAGATAAGGGTGAGAAGGCTCCTAAAGTTATGGAGAGAGTGCATAGTCTCACTCACGGGGAAAGGTTTAAGGAAATTGTCGGTTCTATGAAGGAGAACTCCATTGAACCCATAAGCGATCTTATTGGTTCTAAGCTAAAGACAGTAAAAGACAAGATGAATTACGTAATGGATGCATTGGAGAAAATGAGGGATGATGTCACTGACTTCATAGATATTCACTTTAAGCCTGCTATCGACAAAGACTTCGCTATTGCGGGTTCCAACCTAAAAAAGGCACAGGAACAACATGCTTTGGGTACAAGATCTACAAGAATTAAAGAAACAGCAGAGCGTGAACTTGGCGAACTTCTAGATGACGCTAGGCTTGCGAGTCTCGACAAGCAGGCAGCGAAAAGGAGTGCGCGTAAACACGCCGAAGGAAAGGCATCGCGCCTGAAGGAGATGAAGGAGGAACTCAGGGCAAAGAAGCTAGAGCGCAAAGCGACCAAGCTAGAGGCAGAGGACGAGGCCGATCTTATCACAGCAACAATACTAAACATACAAAAGATAGCCCTGACAGGCAAATGGACCCCTGAAAAAGCAAGTGCAATGGGTGAAATAGTAAAGGGATACAACGTACCGAGGGAAGTGTTGGATAGGTTTTTTGAAGGGGTAAGAAAGCTACCGGGCAAGGAAAGTTATAACTTTAAAGTATTAAAGGAGGGTGCTTCTGACGAACTCGCTGAGTGGTTAACAAAATTACTGAAGAACACTCGGGACACTGTAAAGAATGAAGTAAAAATATTAGTGAACAGCAGTATGGTGTCGGAGCTTGGGGACGAAGCAGCCATCTTAGCAGCGAACAAACTAGACGCACCGACAGGAAAGCAGGCGAGTGAAGATCTAGACTCGTGGATAGCGTACTTAAAAGAGAGTATATGGAGCAGGCGCAACACCATAAGAACAGCCAAGGAGATGGAGAAAGCATCATCAAAGCCAATAGACACTCGGCTTCCGAGATCAAGGGATTCAGGCTTGGTAAAAATGAATGACGTTGCAGACGATGTCAACAGGGCTAAGATTGTGATGCTCACTCCCATAGCAAGGAAACAGGCAGAAGCTACAGCGAAAAAGATAGATGGAATAAAGAAACAGCTTGCTGACGGAAAAGGCAACAAGGAGAAGCTGCACGATGAGTTAGAGAGCCTCTTGGACGCGCCTTCCGCAAAAAGCAATGGTGACACTATTCCAATGAAAGATTGGGGCTTAAATACACTGTTGGATTTCAAGGGTACCACGGCCTCGGGCGTTATTATGGAAAAGAACATATTCAATGCTATGTTTCTTAAGGGTGGCACCCGTTCTGCGGAGAGGGACGATCTTCAGTCGCTTATAGGGATTCTGAGGGATAAGGGAGATAACGTATCCTATGGTGATGCGGAAAAGTTTAAAAAAGAACTTTTTGATTATGGCTACGCCGACAAAAGCAATCTAAACGAGGGGTACATACAAGTTGCACATATAGTTAAGGACCATATAATAAGAGGGGGCAAACGCGCCATCGATATACTAGTTAAAGGCAAAGAGTTATCCCCTAAAGAAGCATCCAAAATGAAAAGGACAATAGTTGAAGCGAACAGTGATTTGAATATTCTTATCCCTATAAGAAACATCGTGGCAGAAGAAGCCGCCCGCGAAGGTGTCAAGGTAGCGGGGAAAACATTGAAGCTACACGTAATGGATATACCCTTGGGTTTTGTTGACCCTATGTTGCCTGTTTATAGATTGGCTATCTCGTCAGCAATTAATCTTACAAACAAGCAAAAAGTCATACCAAGAATGTATCTTGCAGGCGCGGATGGCCTAAAGGCTGCGGAGAAATATGGTACAGAGTTATATGCGTTCATGGGAGACAATTTAAGAAAGGCTGCATCTCTTTCAGAGGAGGCAGCTAAGGCACTCGCTGACAGCAAGATTCCTTCTAGGGGTATAATTGTGGCAAAGTCTGTGGTCAATCGTGGCGAGGACGAGGTATATAAGGGTGATGTGCTTCATAATAAGCCTGTCAATTATGCAGACACAGAGAGAAAAAAACTAAAAAACTATACGGAGATGTATAAAGAGATAAAGGGTAAGTTAGCTGTCCCTGAGAAAACTAGGGAGGAAATCCTCTCTAGTCTAGGTGCTATATCTGATTATGACGAAACAGCAGCCCAAGGGATTGCTCAAAGGGTTATGAGCGACCTGCGATATATATCGGATAACATACTAACAAAGGAGACTGCACACCTGACGGGTGAGCCATTGCCTAGCGGAACAGATATAGACAATGTTATGAATGCGATGAACCTTTTGTTTTGGTACAAGGGTGGTGACCCATCCCGATATATACGTGACCATATAAAGAATGCCACCTTGGACTCAAAAACAGCCAAGATATTTAGAGATCTCCGACCGCAAGAATATATCGAAATGGTGAAGGGGTTCGCTGTTACGTTGGCAGAATTCAAGAAGAAAAACATAGAGCCTGATTATGATGTTCAGTTGGCTCTGTCTAACCTTGTACCCGAGTTTGATTTTAGTAGTCCGGGGCTAGGCATCCTTACCGGGGGGGTTCAGGAGATCGCCCATGCACCGAGCAAGGATCAAGGCGGGGATATGAAGATAAAGACTCACATAGGGGATCGTGCTGAGTCAGATACTCAGTCATTAGAGAACAGGAAGAGCAAGTGGAAATGAATGGAATAGATATAAGTACGTGGTTATCGGGTGGAGTCAAGGCATTGGCATTGACAATGAGCTTCATTGCCCTCTCGGCGGTTGCGGGACCATGCAGTACGAGTTATAACTTTATGAAAAAAGAAGAGGCAAACGCTATCCACTTGGAACTGAGGAAGGAAGCTAGTAGTATAGACAAGCGATTAGGGATTATTGACTCCAAGCAGGAAGCGATGCATGAGGACCTCAAAACACTGTTAAATCATATGCTAAGGAGCAAGAAACATGATCATTGAATATAGCATTGGAGACACTGCTCCTGCAATTGACATTGAGATAGACAACTTCGACCTCACCGCAGACCCGGCAACCACAGTAGAAGTAGCCATCGGCATGACGGCAGGGAACAAGCTGATCGACCTCGCCATTACTAGTGCCACAACTGCGGCGGGTAACCCCGGCCCAACAACATTCGACGAGGCGGGCAAGTTTCCCGCTGAAATAATTGTAACCACAAGTGCTATAGTTGAAACATTCCGTGGATTCTATGTGCGCGTTTACGAGAGCCTAGCACCATAATGCCGACATTCAAGCTGACATCAGGTGATAAGACCCTAAAGCTTACTACCGGGACAAAGAAGTTTCGCATAAGAACCGTGGACCTCTTCGGCATCAACGAGGGTGGTGCTCCTATCGGCGCGGCAGGTGGTGACTTAAGCGGCACCTACCCTGACCCCAACGTGTCGGGCATGAAGGAAACGGGCGCAGGAACGAACCTAGTCATTGGCGCTATCGCGGATGGTGAAACCCTCATAAGGAGTGGTGGGGATATTGTTGGCTCACCGGGGACCCCTCCGGGTGGCTCGGCGGGTGGAGATCTTAGCGGCACCTATCCTAACCCGTCAGTTGTTGCCATGACCGAATCGTCAGGCCCCGCCTCGCTGCCTATAGGGGCCATAGGTGATGACAACGATGTACTCGTTCGTTCAGGTACGGACATCGTGGGTGTGCATGAGCTTAAGGACATAAGCAAGATACAGGGTGGTGCGGCAGCTAGTTTTCGAGGTATGACCTTCGATTCCACCACGGGTTCAGTAGACATACTCCACGGATCTGCCATGTTAACCCCGCCTGAAGGCAGGCACATGCTGTCCCTGACAAATAGGGCAGATGGAGGACTCAACTCAGAGCGAAAAATAATCTTCACATCCGATGTTGCCTCCACCCTAACCTATGATGTAACAAACGAGACTAGCACTGCTAGTTATAACACTGATATCAGTCGCGTTGCAGTAGATAGAACACTCTCATTCGGAGGCACTGAAATGCTAAGAATGACGAGTGGTGACGATATGGCAAAATTCAGGCACGCCGCCCCTCCCGGCCCGACTACTAGTGACGGATGCAACGTCATCCTAGAACATACTACTAATCTCGGGGTCGTAGACTCCGTTCTCAGAATTACATCTGCGCGTTCCTTTGTTCCTTTTAACAGCGCTTTTAGCGAGATCATGGCAGCAACGAACGACTCTAGGCTTTTTCTTGGTGCGAACAATACCCAATGGGCTTGTATTTTAGATTCAAGTCACGCAATGACAATGCGTGTTGGGGAGGAACTAGAACCCCAAGTCGCGCCTTGGACTCTAGAGGTCGCGCCTGAGTCGCTTAACCGTGGCATAAGGATTTTCGAGGCAAGAAACAGGTCCGTGTTGGCTTTTAGTGCAGAAGTCAAGGGAGCATTAGGGCAATATGTTTGGCCCGACACTACAGCAGGTGGTACAATCCCACAGTCCACGGGACCGTTCACTGCAAGATGCTCGGTCATTGGGCTATTCCCTGAAACCGCATTGGGGGTTCCTTTAGACAGAGATCTCATAATAACTGCATCAGGAAACATGGTTCCCTCATTCAACGATGCCATCAAACTCAAGCACGATGGCGGCATAGATATTTGGGGGGACACTGAGTTCTTCGACACCGTAACAGCGGCTTCATTCGTTGGTCCTGTAACGGGTGACATAACGGGCAACCTTACAGGAAATGTAACGGGTGACGTAACAGGAGATCTTACAGGAAATGTAACAGGTGACGTAACAGGTGACGTAACAGGAAACCTTACAGGAAATGTAACGGGTGACGTAACAGGTAATGTAACAGGTGACCTGACGGGAGATGTGACAGGCAACCTTACAGGTGATGTAACGGGCAATGTAACGGGTAATGTAACAGGTGACGTAACAGGTGATCTATGGGGCAGCGTGTATGCTACTGACGGTAGCGGCCCCGTTCTCACCTCGCCTGCAACCACACCGGGTAACGTTGCCATTAATGCCTTGGGTGCTACGGGCATAATAGAGTTGAACACCAACTCTGCATTGGCTATGAACATAAATAGCTCTCAGGATATAACAATGCAGGGCAACCTTGTTGTTAACAATAGTGCAACATCAGCGGGCAGCATATACATAGGGTCAGCAAGTTCATCGCCGGGTAATAAAGTTCTAAACTTTGTGGCAGGAGGAGGCTTACAACCTATTGAGGCTAGAGTATGGAGGCAACCGGGATTAGTTGGGGACACACCTTCATACAGTACGGGAGAATTTATAATTTCTCATCAAGGAAGTACGGGTCCATTAAAAATAGAAACCGTACCGGGCGCAGGGGCCTATGCATTAGCGGGGGCAATAGAACTTCACACCAACGCTACAAAGGCTCTTTCGATTGACACCAATCAAATTGTCACGGTAAGGCCCGATGATGCCACGGGTACAGGTGCGCTTTTTGCGTTGGGTATGGGGAGGACCGTATCAAGTGCTAAATCTACTATAATGTTTATATCTGAACCCGCTCTAGGGGCAGGAGCGTTTAGCGCCAAGATAGAGAGGGATGCGGGTTCGACAGGGGAACTGCAAATAAAGCAGGAGGGTACAGGCAGTGTCTATATAGATAACAACAGCGCGACTGCCATACTCATAGACCAATATCAAAATATAACATGCGGTAGTTCAGAGTCTAGTTCCCTTAAGGCGAAGGGTGACCTTCTCATTGGAGAATCTGCCACTACAACAACACCCGCCATATCTATCGGGCAAGCTAGAACAGGTGATGGTGGTACTCTATTAAGAATGTATCCCAACCAAACAGGTGGACCTAGCACCTCACTATATTCAGGTCCGACTCTGACCTGCGGAATAGGAACACTGCCCGTGGACCTGCCCGCAGGGAGCGTGGATAATGCGACAATATTGGCACATGATTGTGCGAATGCACTAGACCCACTTGTCTTGTGTGCCTACAACACATCGGGCGCGGGCGGTTCGGCTTCGATGTTCTTTGGAAGCAACGCTGCCGATGGAGATGTGCATAGAATGCTCACCCTGTGGTCTGACATAGGTACGGGTTCCAAAAAGTATGTTGAGGTGGGGGATGGGAGCAGATTAGATGATGCAGAATTAGTTTTTTCAGCGAAGGACGAGGAACCTTCGGGCCTTAGCACATTCCAAAGCTTAGTATGTAATAACAGTATAATTGCAACGGGATTCTTCACACCCGATGCCCTCGCTGTACCTTGGTCAACAGTTGATGTTGCCGATGATCACTACAATATCGACGAAGTGGCTATGGCTTTAAGTGGCAACTCATACCAAGGTATAGGGTATTATACCATTTGGTTGGACGAGGCAGTAGACGACACAGTTTCAATTCAGGCAACTGTCAATTCTATTATATCAAATTTGGCTTATCCAACAATAAATGCGATTACAAATGTTACGGCATGGAGGGACGCTGCCAACGGGAAAAAAATATGGGTTACACTAGGCTCGGTAAGCGCGACCAATGCGTGGTACTTTGACCTGCCCTTCAGCATAACCATCATCGGCATTCAAACATAATTGATAAACAACAAAGGAATAAACAATGGCAACAACATCATTTAGAGCAAACGTAGGCATCAGAGCACAGGAAACATTTTCTGACCCACCTGTCGCAATCCCGTTGGTAACAGAGGCACAGAACTTCGTGGGTGCAGAAGGTGTTACTATCTTTTGCTTGTCCACCTATGCAGGTGTGCTGACGGTCAACTATATAGACCTCGAAGGGAGCGCAAGCGTTCTTCACGAGGAAACTATTGTGGCCGATGACCTCAAGGTGGTAAACTTAAGCTTCAGGGTGCCGAGCTTTTCGGTATCTTTTTTGCCGGACGCAGGCGCATCAAGCGACACCATCACGGTAGAAGCCTACACCTATTAGGAGGAGTCATGTCAGAAGGTAGAGTTATAACATTAGGTGACTTGGGACAAGAGTTCACAGGTTCCTTGAGAATAAGAGCGGCGCATGGGCCTAGTGCGGGTGACCCCTACAACATGAAGCCGATCATCGAATTTAAACGGCATTGGCCTTCTGTCGAAAATGCTTGGAGCCTGTGGTTATACAATAACAAGAACATGATTTTGTGTGCGGAGCAGTCACCCTCCCCCGGATACTTTGCCGTTACAGGGGAGTTCCCTTGGGGTGGTCAGGCACTTCACGTAAAAACCAACGGTTCCAAGGTTGGCTGTGGAACAAACTTGCCCGGAAGTAGGTGGTCCGTTAATGGTGAAGCCACAATCGGTGGATATACCTTTACGCAACTTCTAGCTCCACCATTTGGGTTAGCAATAGAAAACAATCTCGGCATCGGCACGGTAGATGAGTTCGGTGGGGGCCAAGGTTGCATCGCCATGAAGAATGCAGACGTGGTGCCAAGTGCGCCTGCGGGAGGATCGGGCATTGGGATACTCTACGTCACGGGCGGTGCATTGCGCTATCGTGGTGAGCTTAACGACAACGAAATCGCACCCGCTTAGGAGATAAAGATGCCACACCCTGAAGGAGAAGGAATATTTTTACCCAAGGTAACGGGGGTTGGGGGTTTCCCTAATATAAATTTAGGAATAGAGACACCATTAGTTATTCGCGGCGAACACGTAGAGAGGACAGGCGCTCACCTTGGCGGCAACGAATTTTGGGGGATGTTCGGAGCGGGTCGCACTGAAGTAGAGAGGGGCGATGGGTCATTCCATCCCACAGGGGGCATGAGTATGTGGGGTAATAACCAAAGACTGATATTCACGTTAAACGAAGAATTAGTACCCGCAACAGGGTCTGCCCATAATTGGTTTTGGATTGGAACACACACGGGACCAATGTTCAGCTTGCCCACGCTGCTTGCCGACCCTTGGGGTGCGCCAACAAGCTCAGGATGGGGTGGCTTTGTTGGAAACACCTTCGTTTCATGGGCATCTCTAAGCGGATTCTGCTGCGAAGCAGTTTGTATAGGGGACATAGCATATGCAGCGTTAGGTGTAACAAACCTTTGTGTTTCCGTTATGCAAAACGTAGGCATAGGAGAGGAGTTGCCTGAACAACCGATACTTGATTTTGGGGGTGGCATAGGTGTGCTAGGAATGGTAACTAAAACACAACCAACAACTACACCTGTCGATGGTGGAATATTATATATAAAAGATGGCGGGCTATGGTATAAAGGATCGGGTGGAACCGAGACTGAATTAGCACCAATTTAAGGAGAACAAAATGGCAAGAGAATTAAATGTAAGACGCTTAATACTAGCAAAACGAGGGGACGATAAAATCCTAGCTAGTTTTGAGTACACTGTTAAAGATGGTGACCTTCAGAAGGGTGGCTCTCAGGATGTCGAGGACATTGACCAATCAAAGAGCATCTCGGACCTCATGTCTGAGTTTGAATCATCCAAGGGTGACGAAGAAAACATTCCTAAGAAGTAGGTGACATATGAAACCGGGAAAAGAATCCACGGAATGGTCTGCTTCCAAGCTAGGTATTCTTGCGAGCATAGCATTGCCTGCATTGGCTACCGCACTAGAGGCTATGCAGAGCGGAGGTCATGTTGAAAATCCTCTTCTTGCTGCTGCTATTTCTGCTGCCCTTGCCGTTCTCACTGCCCTTGGGTATGGTGCTTTTAGAACTGCTCTTAAGGTTAAGGAGATCGGACTCCAAAGAGATCGACTCAAAGCTGCGGCAATCGCAGGAGTAGACGCCCTAGAAAAAAAGTAGGTATTGAGCTTGCCGCTGCCAAAAAACTCAAGACAGGCAGTGGATGCACTACTCTCTATACTGAGGTTGGTGCTGAACGCATTCGAGCGGCTGTTGAGAGCAAGCTCAATGCCTCAAAGAGACTACAGCTTTTCGCTAAAGTCTACGGAGAAGCAGAACTCAAAAGCTTCACCGACCACAGATGGGGAGCAATCGGAGGACTCAAATTCACTTGGTGAAGAGTACAACCCGATGGAATTTAAACTTGAATGCATAAACATCATCGAAGCAGCCGACGATGGGAAGTACAAGAAACTCATCAAACCTGAGAAGGTATTGATTCATCGCATAGGTCCGAAGTTAAATTGCAACTCGAAAGAGTGTGACTACTGCGAAAGTGCAAATGCCAAGGCAAATAGTGAACATAACTTCGGACTCCATGTTTCTAAATGGTTTCAATACCACCCAAAGATTGGACTCACGGGTGGTGAGTCTCCTTATCATTTTGTTATAGACTATTGCAAGACTTTTCAGTGCCTAAGTCTAAAAGATTGTGGGGTACACGCACGTCGATGGAACACCAAGGCTCTAGCGATAGCTGTTCGAGGTGACTTCAACCATGAGCATCCAAATGCCTACCAAAAATATGCCGTAGACCTCCTGAGCGCCTCGCTGTGCCGCTATATAGGAGCAGTTGATATATGGGGTCATACTGAGCTTCCTGAAGCCACCAAGGACCCCATGAAGCGTTGTCCCGGCGCGTATATGTATATGAATAATCGCAGAATTGCCGTTCGGCAACTTTGGGATGAAAATAAGTGTAGGGAAATTCCCCACATGTTCGAGGAGTACAACATTGCAGTTGATTGAGGAACTACGTAAAAAGGGTGTAGGACACTTCAATATAGGGTGGGCGAAGTACAGAATCTTGCTTGTACCGATAGTGGAACTAGATGGCGAAGAGCTTGACGGGTTAACGGACTTCTCCGAGCGCACTATAAAGGTAAGCGCCAAGCTCGACCATGAGGCTCAGAGGCACACGTTGGTTCACGAGATATGGCACGTTATTTTAAGCAGTATGTGGATGGATGACAGGACAAAGGAGTATGGGCCGTCGAGCGGATTGGTTCACATAAGTAACGAAGACCTAGCTGAGAATTGTGCTAGGGGGATGCTTCTCTTCAAGAATCTCAACCCACAACTATGGGATATTATTTTCTATCGTCATCGGTAATAGGCACGGTTATGTCATCCCATCTTTGGGTTATAAGCCCCTCTAATATCATCGCTGCCTGAGATAGACTGAGTACGATTTCATCTTGCCCATTGTATTTCGCATTCTTTATGCGCTCCAACAGTTCTCTTTTGATTTCTTCTAAAGTCATTTTTACCTCACGTAACAATCATAAATTTCGCCATCAACGCTAACGCTAACAACCCCACCTATACACTCTGCTCCTTCGCCGTATCTCCGTGCGAAGTATGCTAAGTATTTGCATCCGTTCACCCCTCTGTTTAGTTCATGGTCATGGTTGTATTTTTTGTGCTTCCCGTACGCATCCTCCAACTCGGAGTGGTTCCACCTTTCCTCGCAGTCAGTGAAGCACTCCCCTACGGGCAGCGTCCTGTCCACCTTATGCTCAGGGTCATTTTCCCTCGCGCAGTCTTGTATGTTCCAACAGTGGCTCTCGCATAGCACTTCCTTGGGCAACTCGAAACAGGACGCGACGAGCATCAGACCCAAGAACGCCGCCCCTCTCATGGCAACAACTTCTCTAGTATGGTGATAAAGTCACTTAGGCGCATACTCACGCTTGCATGTTCTTCGCGGTCGTTCCTGCATACTGCTACGGGGATGCGCTTCTGCTCATCATTGGCGCTATCTGTTATAGCTTGCTTTAGCGCAGCCTTTACGTTGCACCTCTTGTGTCTCTTCGCCTCTACCCAAAACATCGGCATGTCCACATCCGGGCCTTGATCGCCGCCCCTCACCTGACCCAAGCCGCGCCTGATATCTAGGTGAGGAAAGTGTTCTCTGAATCGTGCCGCAAGCTCTCGCTCGTAATTGTGTCCTTTGCGCCGACTTTTCAGGCCACTCATTCACACCAACTCTCAGGTTCTCCACGTAAATCTGACACACATCCCGTGTGCATATTTTGATAGCGCACACCGTCAAGAGGTACGATGCTAGCACAGCCACTTCCAATAAGCAGAAGCAGCACACCAAACCCACAAATAGCCACAACAACGAGTATATCAATTACATCCTCCAAAAACTTATTCATTTTATCCTCCTATTAAAAAATGATTTAGGTGTCATTAAACTATCTTCTATAGTGCAAGTCATCATCGGCTCGACATCGGCACCATCGCGCCGGGTCTTAACCCGTCCCCCCATTTGGACGCGCCAATCAACCTGACCAACATTGCACATAAGTGTTTCATCCTCCCACTTGATAACAAGCAGGAATGGTTTGTCTGTTGCACGAGCAAGTAAAAGCCCATGTGTTATTTTTAATGCTGAAATCGAGAACTCATCGCGGTCAGTGCTATTCCCCTTCCGGCACTTGACCTCTACGAAGGCAAGTATGTTCGCACCGAACCATTGTCCACCCGGACGCTTTCTAATCATGGCAAAGTCTAAGCGATAAGACACAGGGAGCTTACAGAAGTCGTATCTATCACCCACACCAAGATCTTCAAGCGCACGGGTTTCGTTCTTGAGGTCGGTCTGAGATTCGTAGTTTTTTCTAGGTGTCATCTTCTCCCCAAGGTATGTTTTCTATCTTCCTCCTCTTAGGGAGGTATCCGTCCTTGTATTTTTCCCAAGGCATTTCTCCACGGTCAGGCTTAATCGGGTTGTCCCTGTAGAAATCCTCCCACCGTTGCTTCTCCTTCTCATCCATGTGTTTCCAATCTTTCGATATCGAGTTCAACATAATTAAGATCCTCCTCTCTAGCGGCTTTCTTTGTTACCCTGCGCTCTATCATCGCCTGTAGTTCTTTCGAGCGTTTGTCCACCTGTCTTTTTTCCTTGAACATTTTGCTCAGGCTCTCGTTGTGTAGTGCTATCGATTTTCGTAGCCTTTGAAATTCCCTGTATAAGCTCGGTAAGCCTTCCATTATTTAACTCCCTATCCGCTACGTGTTCACGAAGCATCTTGTGCTGTGGTCCTTGTGGTAGCCCTGTCGATATCTCAATCATATCGCTATTCTTTTCTGCGCCATATAAAGGCTCAAGGCTACCCAAGGTTCCAAGTACTGTACCGTTCTCTGCACATCGAGACATATGTTCATACGTCTTGAGGAACGATGCCCGTACCGTCGAATTAAAGTATTGTGTTTTGCTCCGGCAAAGGTTAGCCCATCCCCCAAGCGAACGTATTGTAGCATGGATTAGTGGGTCATCAAAGTTGACCCCACGGTTGGAGCCAACGCTACGCACCGCGCTTACCACACCTAGCCACGCCATTGCACTGCGCTCCTCCAAGTTCATGCTGCCCTTCCTTGAGGCATCCAAGAAATCACTTGGCTTAGGCATCCACTTGCTTGTCTCGGCATGGTGCTTCGAGGCGGCAATAAAGCCATCGAGCGACAGCACCTTTAGTGTCTCCCAATAAAGAGAGATGCTACCCTGCGATAGTGGCGCATCGTATAAATCACTCAACGATGTCAGCACTTCGAGGAACTTAACCTTGTCCTTTTTCTGCATTGAGAGCCTCCTGTGCCAACTTTCTTCGTCGGTGCTGCTTGTAGTACCACCCATTGCATATAGATGCCTCGTCAGTGGGTCGGTGGGTGGGAACTTCTACATCCATGCGTATCTTTGCCCCGTACTTCTTTTCGAGCTTCTTTATTTCTTTGGGGGTCATGTCGTGCTGAGTTCTGACGTTTCCTGTTTTTTGGTCAAATCTAGATTCTGCCATAGCGTACCCAATCGTGTTGAAGTATCCATCTGATGCATACCCTCTAGCATTAGTGGGTTGGTTGCTGAGATGAACTGCTGTGTCCTTCATCCTACTCCCCCTTAAATTAGTTTAGTGTTTTTCGGTTAACATCAAAATCAGGGATGAACTCCAAGTCCATGTCCCCGTTCATATCCATTTTTATGGATGGTCCATTGAAGGGCCAATCATGGCAATGCGCTTGCCCACAACGTGGACACACCATTAGTATTTCCACAGGCTCCATTTCTCCCTCTGCAAATGCCATAGCACTCACATGGATCATGGCGCAACCGAACAACTTACAAATTAGTTTATTCAACCATTCAAATCTGCTTTTAAAATGTCTCATAACTTCCCCAAAGTGGATGCGACTAAGTGGGCTTTAGGGGAGTAGGAAGATACCCACAAAGCCACATCCACAATAAATTTACAGTCTAGCCTTCCAAATTGCTACTAAAATGGTACGTCTTCTGAGGTTTGCATCGGTGGCGGCCCAACTTTAGACCAATCCTCTGCAATCTCGATCTCATTGTATCGGAGTACCTTTGGATACCCATCATCATTCGGCCCCATTACCGCATTGCCCTTCTTGCCAATAAGCCCTAAAAGCTCATCGTCATTTTCGGGACGCTTGTTCAACCCCAACCCTGCCAAGAATTGGTCGAACTTCCACATGGCATTCGCCGTTAAGAACACTCGGTCGAAGCACCGAAAGGTTTTGCCGGAGGCATAGTAGCCTTCCAACTCAATTTCGACACCCTCTGTACCTGTCCGATAGGTTTTATGTGCTGCACTTGTGATGCTAAAATCATAGGTTCCCTTTGGGAAAATAAAGTCACCTTCTTGGGGTGCGCTTACTTCCACTGTTGTTTTGTTATCAGGATAATTAATCATTACTGCTCCTCTATACTTTTGTTGTTAGCCAATTATTTAATTGCTTTAGTTTGTCTAAGCCAAGTCCGGCTAAAACATCCTTGTTAATATCATCTACGCTTTTGACCTTTGAGCTTTTCTTCAAGCTGCCCAATGCAACCCCAAGAGTCTCCTCATCCACTGAGCTAAGAAGCCCCAAGCACTTGCTCACCTCATCGGTGGATAAGTCGCGGCCCATAGCCGCAGCATACTGCGAATACCCAAGAGGAACCCTCGACGGCATCTCGTAGCCAATGCGACTCTTAACAAGTCTTCCCGGCTCAGGCTCGAACACCAACCATCGCTCGTTGCCTACTGCTTGAGCTTTGGCTTTCTCACCGTCCCGCTGAATCACCCTGATGTCGCTACATGCGTGACCTATTTGGTCGCACCATGCATTGATTACAGCCAAGCTTTGTTTGGGCAGGGAAGCCGCGCAAGCTGTAAAGTCCTGCATTAGGCTATTGCTCACCTTGGCAGCACCCGTGTGGGACAGCAAGATGACCTGCATACCTTGCTGTTGCAGGGCATCAAGCTTTATTTGTAAGAACTCCTTTAGGCGCTGTGCCACTACTGCATTGCCCTTGCCATAGCTATTGAAGCCTTCACGACCTCGGGTAGCATTCATCACTCCACCGAAGTCAGTGTCGCACACTTCTTTTTCTAAAAGAGACACTGCATTGTCCAATGTATCGATAGCCACAGTCTTATAGTTGTGGTCGGACTCCAATAAGGCATCCACTGAATCAATAACATCCTGCCACGTTTGACAGGTGCCATCGCTTGGCAATGTATGTACGTCCGTACCTATGCTACCGCTCTCGGTCGCAATGATAACGGGACTGTCGGCATTGGCGGCGAAGGTGGTTTTGCCAATCCCCGGATCTCCGATCACCATCAGCCTCGGTGGTGGTTTTTTCTTTTTTGTTTTGGACTTAGCCAAAGAAAACCTGTTCATTTTTTTTCCTCCATTAATTGAGGTAGCTCAGGGTGAGCCGCCCCTAGTTTAACTAAATTGTCGGCAGTCTCAAGGTCATCCATTCCCTGACACACCTTAAAGAACTCGCACATCCCCCATCCCTTTCTACATGCGTTCGTATTTCTCAACCATTCCCCATCCTCCATCCTATCTTGGATTCGAGTAGCTAGTGCCTTATACTCACTAAGCGCACGAAGCCTATCGGCGGGCGTGTAAACTATATCCTGTCGAGTGTAGCTGAACCTGTGCATCATGGAATCGTCAGTGTAGAATTTGTGCATTTTAGACAAGTCCTTCATTTGAGTCTTGTCCTTGTAAATCACATCGTAAATAATTCTCGGCGGCTTTTCCCAAGGCAAGCCCATGTCTCGGCGCAGTGCCTCTTGATAGATAACAAGCTGCGTATCGAACGCATTTTGGCGTTGCTGCCAATAGACACCCATAGCATCCTTCGCGGTCCAATCGCCACAGGTCTTGTGTTCGATTAGAATTATCTCTCCTGTTTTTTTGTCGCGCAAAACACCGTCGAACTTACCACCGATGGTGTTTGGGCCAAGCTCCATAGTGAACTCTTGTTCCACCGATACGGTTTCATACCGCTCGGCGTGAAGCTCGGCATATCGTTTATAGTAGCCCTCAACAAAGATACACGACTTATCAATGATCGACGGGTCTTTATCACATAGCAGGTATGTGTCTGCCGACCGCTCTATCTCTTCAAGGGCTACTTCAAGGGGTTTACCAAGCAAAAATGCCTCTAAGCCTAGATGCACAAGTGACCCCAAAACCAACGGCTCGCTCTCCTTATCCTCTCGGTATAAGTCCACGTAACGTAGTTTAAACTTGTACTCGCAGTCCTGATAGCGTTTTATGCTTGATTGTGTGATCATCCTATCCCCCGAATGTGTTGTTCCAATAATATAAAATAGCTGCTAGCGCAAGTGAAAAAAAGAAGATTGAAATTTTTATCCGTACTTCTATCCATTCGCGCCTTTTACGCTGATATGTTTTCTTGGCAAGGTACCGCAATGCGGCACGTTGATTGTTCTCATGTTTAAAATTATACTCCATTTTTTAACCACTCCTTTGCTGCATTGACCGTTTTTAATGTGTTGACCCCAACATCGGGGACCACTTCGTCGCGGTCGATAGATATAAACCGTTCCACCTGCTCTGCATTACGCATGCAAAGCTCCAAAGACAGGTACCGAGTTTTCTGTTCGTTCTGTCCGAGGTGGAAAGGTGACTTGTGCATGCCATCTATAGCCGATACAAGCTCCGTCACGGTGTATCCGTCATTCAACCGACCCTTTACCCCTAAATAGGTCTTGCTCTTCTTGAGGAGCGTCCTGAGAGCTTTGGGGTGATATGTCCGATAATGAGCTACAACACTGCGAATATCGAAGGACAAATCGGGGTCTTTTTTGGCACGATCCTTGCTATATATATTATTATATATATTATTATTATCTATATTATTATTAACATCTATACTTTTCTTTTGTCTTACTTTTCTTTTAGTAGGTTCCATCACTACCGTCAATTCTTTGACGCTTGTTGTCAGTTCGGCTATGGCCGCTGTGAGGGTGGTTAGTATTTCATTGTCCATTTTATTTCTCCCGTCTAAAAGGTTAAGCGGCAGGACTTACTTGTTACCTGCAACCAAGACCCTGCGCCGTTGATAGTAAGGCGGCAAACACATTGTCTTGGTACCTCAGTCCGGGGCTTCAACAGCTTTCGCCTATAACCCCCAACCTTTTCGTTGTAACCTGCACCAATCGGCGTTCCGTTACAACTCAGAGTACGTTAGCGGCTACCACCCCGCTTGTTCCGTCACGCGATAGAGTATGCCTACCCTATCCCTTAATTAAAGTATCTGCATCACCTGTCCAAAAGACAGCATGCTTGTATGCCTGTGGTACCTCTTGGTCTTCAGGTACTAGGTCTTCTATGGAAACCATAAGGTTATCCACTGTGGTAAGTCCTAGTCTTAGTTGAAATTTTAGTGCCTCAATTTGTTGCTGTTGAGCATCTAATACGTCTAGTTCACTGTCACTTAACATTCTTGGCATAATTCCTACTCCAATAGCTGCCCGAATTTACGGGCCAAAAGTTTTTTAAATTCGTTGAAGTCTACAAGTACTCGCTCATCGTCTATGATCTTAGCTAGACTAATGTCATACCAACGAGCCTCCTGCTTATCTACCTCCACGTATATCATTGTTATCCTATCGCTTACGTCCCACTGATATGACAGAGGGCTGCGGATCACCCAATTCCCACCGTTGTAGCGGGCTATGATTGGTGCTGCCATGCCTCATTTACCCTCCTCTTCGCATTCTTTTACCCACTCGGCATATTCCTTGGGGTCGCTCTCCGCGAAGCATCTATCGCAGTCCTCCATGCCCGCTTCAAAGTCCGTACTCATCGCTGATTCGTGGCAACTCTCACACCACTGAACTCCTCTTAACTCAACCATACATACACTCATTCTTAAACCTCCTCTTTAAGCTCTTTGATGGCTTTCCATCCGGCATCCCTCATTGCTTGCTCTATGTGCTTTTTATTTACCGCTAAAAAGCGTTCTGCCTCTCGACAAGGAACACCAAGAATATCTGAAACGTCTTCAGTCATAAAAATTAGCTTGGCACAGTATTCCATTGATTCGTGGCAGCTCTCACAACACCTAACTCTGCATTCACTTGTTGACATACTCATTTTAAAACCTCCTCTGTTATGTTTATAAGGACATGCAAGTCTTGTGCCAACTTTTTGCCACAATAAAATCAATGACTTACAAATAATGTAAGTGGGGGAATAAAACCCACCCGTGGGGCAAAACCCACCCTGCTTTGTTTCGATTCTTAATTTTGAAATAAAATCAGGTCGATCTTTTGGGCGGGATTTGGTTTCCACGGATATTTCCATTGGAACAAATAGGGATTGTTTCTTACGCGCCCGCGCACGCGCACGCGAGCTGATAACGATAATCATTCTCATTATCACCTGATAACAATAATGAGAATCATTCTCAAGATGCAAATTGTCACACTGCACAAACGACCGGGTGGGTAAAGCCCCACCTATGGGGTAAAAAGCCCCACTGACATTCGTGTCATGGACTATGACATTTATGTCGTGGTGGGTGGGGGTTTTCCCCTCATGGGGTAAAAATACCCATATTTTTCGTGTGCTCGTCGTGTTTAAACCCCTAAAAATACTTGCTTGTATTTATGGCATAGTGTTTGCATATATTCAAGGCATAATTAAAACAATTTAACAAAGGATTAAAAAGATGAGTAAAAATAACGACTTTGAAAATGATTTGATTGCTCAACTAAGAGCGTCACAGTATTACGCGAGCAATCAGGACGAAGTTTGCGACGATATAGTTGGGGTGTCTAGGCAACTAAAAAAGTTATCCGCGCACGCTAACTTAGACCATGCTTCGCCAAAATCTATAAACACTAGGTCTTCCTCATTAATGTTAAAAGCTGTTATTCAAGTTGCTTTAAACCTGCTTGACGACGTTGACACTGAAACAATCAACCAAAATTTATAACTAAAAAGGAAAACAATAAAATGAAAAACACCAACGAAATACTAATAAACCAAGCTAACTTAGCAAACATGCTAGTGAATTGTGAGCCGAGCATGGACACCAAATCCGTAACGGATGCAATGAAAAAAAACGAAGAGCTTATTAGGGAAAGGCGTGCAATCACTAAAGCTAAGAATATAGGGATAACCATAGACTTAGACAAGGGCAAACAAGCAATTATAAAAAACCACGTAAACTTTATCAATAAGCTTTTAGGGCTATAAGGGGAATATTATGGAAAAACTTTTATCCAAAAAACAAGCTTTAAAGCGTGCGGGTGTTTATGGGGTTAAGCGCCTGTTAACAGTGTCCCAACCTAAAACCATGCTAAGCGAGACAATCGGCGTATTAACTGCGCCTTTGATGCTTGCACCAAGTAAAAGCGCATATGCTATTCTAAAAGCAATTGGCTTGACGCTCGATGCTAGCATTTTCAAAAATATCTGCCCATGGGCCACAAGGGCATGCTTAGCGCTTTGCTTAGGGCCACATAGCGGTAGGGGTCGAATGCTCTCGGCAATGGTTGCACGTGCAAGAAGAACATGGTTTTATCATGCCGAGCCAATAGCGTTTAAGGCTCTTTTATACCACGAACTAGCAGCATTCGAGAAAAGAGCCAAAAAGCTTGGAATGTTAGCGGCCGCGAGACTAGATACTGTAAGTGATATGGGTTTAGCTCAAGAATTTTTAGCGCTATTTCCCAATATTATGTTTTATGATTACACTGCAAACATTGAGCGAGTTAGAGCATGGGCTAAAAATAGAGATTCTACCCCCAACTATTATTTAACCTTTAGCGCTAAAGAACGCAATAAGGCTGAGTACCGCGAAGCACTAGGTTTAGGGGTAAACGTGGCAATGTGCATTGCTTATGAAAAGGATGAAGGAATTCCGCGAAGCATTGAGGGTTTCTTAACCTATGATGCGGATTCACACGATTATCGGCCAATTGATCCAAGGGCTAAAATTGGCTTAATCGGCGTTCTAAAGCCTAAAGGTTCAAAGGCGAAAAACGACTTGCTAGGCTTCACTCGGCAACATGATAAAAGAGCCTTATTCATGGTCAACGATAAACCACGGTTTATGTTAGCAGCCTAACTTAAACCCATATCTTAAAGCATTTAAAGCCCTTTTTAGGGCTTTTCTTGCGTTCAGCGTATAAGACTTCAAGCAAGCCTTCAAAACACACCCAAACAAGCTAAATCGATTCTAATGCCTATGGCAGCCCTATAGCGGCGTTTTGATACTTTTGAATGGTAGGGTTTAGGTCTAGGCTATAAAGAGCTTGACAAGGCGCTAAGGGCTATGTAAAGCTTATTCAAGGTTAAGGGTTGTAGCAATCACCCAAAACAAGCTAGAAAAGAGCCTGATAATGCGTTGCGTTAAGCACAGAACATGCCATCTCAAAACATTTAATCCCACCAAAATAAGCCCTAAAACTCTCAAGCCCAACCCAAACCACGCTCAAATTGGCATGGAACCTGCAATAATGCAAGATCCGTGCCAAATAAAAAAGCATGCCAAGTCAAAAACCGTGCCAAATCAAGAACCATGCCAAATCAAAAATCGTGCCATTGTCAGTAGCGCGATATCGCGCCTTGTCGCAGATGAGAAATGGCATATCCGTTATGATAACGATTCTCATTATCAAGTTGACGCGGGATGCAGAATATTCAATGATATCAGGGGCTTGGCACTATGATAATGATTCTCAATATCAAAAAGCCGATGCACCCCCCCTCGAATTGGCATTACGATTGCATCTCACACAGGTAATGACACAATCGGAAAACACATTCTATTTTTTGGAGCCAAAAACATGACATTAAACAAGAAAGGACTGAATTATGGAGAATAATACACCCACTGAGGGCAATGAAGGCAAAGAGGCCATTAATAACAAGTATACGGAGTTATGCACCCAACGAGGGGCCTTAACACATCAGATTGACCGTTTGAGCAAGCAATTGGGCGCATTGGACTCCCAAATTGATGGTTTGGACGTTGCCATGATGGTTGTCACCCAATTAGAGGCAGGACCCGATGCAGAAGCGCAACAAGCACCAATTAGTCCCCCTGCCGGAAAAGAATAAGGAAGAGTACACCGACGATAAGCTAGTTCGTGACTCAATGCGTCATAAGATGCAGGTCGCTAAGGTTATCCCTAGTTCGCAAGGACTCATATCGGACTTTCTATCATTAGTTCATATGGAGATGACCAAGCTAGCGGGGTCTATAGGTGTAGAATCCGAATGCTTGGACGAGAACCGTTCAAAGCACTTGTCCCGGCTCATTACTTCCCTCGACAGGCTAGTGAAGCTAGAGGGGGACGTTCGCGGGCTGAGTGAGATTGATAGGATGGATGATAAAGATCTCAAGAGGCGAATCAAAGATGCGCTTAAGACTCTTAAGATTGGTGACAGTGAGATTGAAGAAATGATTAAGAATGCAAAAGATATATAATACATATATACCCACCTCGGAGCCGCCTCAGCGTGCTGCTCATCAGGCCACGTATTTATATATATATTATATATATATGCTGTCAAGCTGAAAGAGAAAAATCTTGGAAGAGCAGTTAAACGTTATAGTTAGGGACGCTACGCAAGAGGACTTGCCCCTAATCTATAACTCTTGGCTCAAGCAATACCGAGAAAGTCCATTTTCGGTTGGCATAAGCAATAGCGTTTTCTACTCTCAGCACAGAAAGGTCATAGACCACCTTCTGAGCAGAGCAATCATAAAGGTAGCCTGTGACACTCAAGACCCCACCAAAATCTACTCATGGGCCTGTGGTGAGGTCTACGACACACCTGTGTTACACTTTGCATACACCAAGAAGGAATATCGCAACAAGGGGTTGTGCAAGCTGCTCCTTGCCGAGTTCGGGTGGTCCTTGGGCAACCACATAATTACGACCCATTTTATGAAGTACAAAAACTCAAGGCAGCAAAACAAAGAAAAGAAAATTGTGTACAACCCATATTTGCTTTATGTGTACATGAGTAAAGGAGTGCAGGATGAATCTCAAATCAGTTAGATTTAAAAACAACGTGAGACTCCCTAACGGGTCCTTAGCGTCTTATGCGTCTTTGACCGATGTGAACCAACGCCTTAGCTATATAGAACTCGTAGAGGGGTTTGTGGTTATTCACAGACGGCATTTAAGTACGGTTGTGCCTTTGTCTAATGTGGCACATTGTGAGACAATGGAGGAGCCTGCCATATCTTTATTTTCCAAGGAACAACCGAAAGGCTACTCGCATGAACAAGAAGAAGGACTCAGCGCAGGAGGGAAACCCAAGAAAGCCAAAAAAGGAAGAAAGAAAACTGCTGTTCTTTGAGCGGTTTAGAAAATTGGATTGGAAGCCATTTGTCCCACTGAAGAACAAAAAGGAAATAGGTGAAAACTAGAGACTACTCCGTTAATGGTATAATGATAACGGACTGCCCGAGCAAGGCACATAAATACAACATGCAGGGCATACCTAGCATGACCGACAAGGAAGTATTCAGCATCCAACGTCAGATAAAAGGGAAAATGCCCGACAGTCTCAAAAAGATAATTTGTGACGTAAAGACAATCTTAGGTGGCACAGTAAAGAGGATATGGGTAAAAAGTCCGACCAAATGAACCCCATTGAGGCGCGTGAACTCGTAAAGGAGTACATCAAGCGTTTTGGGGAAACTCCAAAGAAGGACAAAAGTGTTCAGGTCACCGAGAGATCCACCCAATTCTTCAAGGACTGCTTTGACAGGCAGGTAGCATTCATAAGTGACCCTGCAAAGCTCAAGACAGCCCTCTGCAGCCGCCGAGCAGGAAAAACCCACTCTTGTGCCGTATATCTCCTAAAACAGGCCCTAGAGAACCCTGAGAGCGAAGCAGCCTATATTGCCCTTACACGCATCAATGCAAAGCGTGTCATGTGGCCCAAGCTCAAACAGCTAGACCGTCAATACAGTATGAACATCAAGTTCAACAATGCCGAACTGACGGCATATCTCCCCAACGGGAGCGTCATCTACCTGACGGCAGCGAACGACCAAGCCGACATCGACAAGCTTCGAGGAAGCGCATTTGTACTAATCATCATTGATGAGTGCGCTTCCTTTGGACCACATATGGATGAGTTGGTCGAAGAGGTGTTGGAGCCAACCTTGATAGACCATGATGGAACCATGTGCCTCATTGGGACACCCAACGCTGCCTGTACGGGAATCTTTCACCGTGCAACGACAGAACCCAATTCGGATTATAGTAATCATTATTGGACTATCTTGGACAACCCCCATATCCCCCACGCTCAGGATTGGCTAGACAAGCGCATGAAGCGTAGGGGGTGGGACAACGAGCATCCTGTTTATCTCCGCGAGTGGTGCGGGAGGTGGGTGCGCTCCGCAGACAGTCTTGTTTATAAGTTCGACGAGGCTATTAATCTTTACGACACCCTCCCCACTTTGGATTATGACTTCGACTACATACTTGGCGTGGATTTGGGTTTCAACGATGCATCTGCCTTTACTGTTTGTGCCTTTAATCGGTATCTTCCTACTCTCTATCTCGTCTACGAAATGAAACGTGTCGGGATGATTCCGGCAGAGATCGCGCAGCACATCGAGGAGCTTGGGAAAACTTATAAATTTACTCGTATCGTAATGGATACGGGCGGCCTCGGCAAGAGTATCGCGGAGGAGTTCCGTGTCCGTTATAATATCCCCGTCATCGCCGCAAGCAAACATGACAAATTTAGCTACATTGAACTTCTGAACAGCGATCTGCGCTCCGGCTTCGTCAAAGTCCCACCTGACTCTGACATCGCCGGGGAATGGAACCTCTTGCAGTGGGCTGAAAATCAGAAAACTGAGGATAAGCGTTTTGAAAACCATTTATCAGATGCCTTTTTGTATGCGTGGCGTGAGTCCAAACACTATTGTAGCGAAGAATTGCCATTTAATCCACGCTATGGGACAAAAGAATATTGGGAAAAGATATGGGATGATTGGGAAGTAGCCGAGTGTGAGAAAATTGAACGCGAAAAACGCATGGATTGGTGGGAGTCACTATAATGTTAAAAAAAGAAGATGTCTGTTTACAAATGCTAGAAAACCCTAGTAAACTAGATGCGCTATTGAAGGTTCTAAAATCAAACGGAGTTCAAGAGTTTACGATGGGTGGCGTATCTATGAAGTTCACACATTTTATCCATTTGCCTGCCGAGGATCTAGGCAAGTACGTTCAGAAAAACGATGACAGAACATCACAAGAAGAAGACGATGAGCTTCTCTACTATTCAGCGAGGTAGCTATGCCGGAAGATATTGTAAAGAAATTAGATGAAGAGGCGATGGGTGTCCTCGGTGACATCAACCAAAATATTCGCGTTGCCGTCGATGAGCTTGAGAAGCAGAAGGAGATTAATTACGCTGTGAGGAGGCAAGAGCAAGAGGTCCTTCGGTCAATGAGAGAGAGCGAGGTCAGAGGAAAGGCAGGCGCATTCCCCGGTGTGGTTATGCCATCTAATCCCGATCCGCATCCCCCTTCACCGTCGAAAGAGTGGTATAAGGAGCGAACAATGAAACCAAGCATCCCTACGCAAAATTTGGCAACCATGCAGAAAACTATGGCTTCTGCAAAAAACGAAGCCGAATTGCGGGAAATGATGAAGCTCTTTCTTGAGGAATACCGACGAATGCACAAGTTAGGGAAATAACACATGCCAACTGATAAGAAATCTTACAAGGACAAGTACAGTACCTTTTGGTGGCAAGCACCTGACAACGAAATCAATAATTTCATTTTTGATGCGATAAATTACATAGACGATAAACAATCCTATCGGACCACGGCAGACTTGAGGCACTTGAGATTGTACGGCAACAGTCCTATAGATGGCTTAAGCTCCAAGGCATATGCGCGACCATCCGCAAGCTTCAATCGACTCGATAGCAACCTTTCCTTAAATATAGTCCACTCTATGGTTTCAACTATAGTCTCGAAGATTATGAAAAACAGACCGCGCCCAATGTTTCTGACGAGTGGTGGAAATTGGACCATGAAACGCAAAGCTAAGATGCTTAACAAATTCACTCAGGGCTTATTCTATGCAAGCGACATCTACAAAATAGGCGAAGAGGTCGTTAGGGACTCATGTATCTTTGGTACGGGGTTTATGAAAATATACGAGGACAACAAAGAGATAACCGTGGAGCGTGTTTTGCCCCATGAGGTGTTGGTTGATGATTCTGAGTCTATTTATGGCGAACCCCGTCAGATGTTTCAGCGCAAGATGATTAACAGGGAGGTCCTGATTAGCGTGTACCCTGAATATGCCGGGGAGATTATACGTTCTTCAGGGGACACGGAGGAGAGCGCAGTATCTTCGCCTGATGCTGCAATATTTGATGGCGTGGAGGTTATAGAGGCTTGGCACCTACCCTCTACTCGCAATGCGGGGGACGGCAGGCACACCATATGCATCGCTACTGCGGTTCTTTTGGACGAGGAATACACTAAGCCATACTTCCCATTTGTTAACCTTAAGTGGAGCAGCAAGGCATTAGGCTTTTGGGGTCAGGGGATGGCAGAGCAGTTGACGGGTCTTCAGATCGAAATCAACAAACTACTCAAAACGATACAGATAGCCATGCACCTAGTGAGTGTACCGAAGGTATTCATAGAGCGCGGCTCTAAGGTGAGCAAGTCACACCTGAACAATGAGATTGGTGGTATTATTGAGTACGCAGGTACGGCACCCATCTACAAAACCGCACAGGCAATTAGTCCTGAGATGTTTTCGCATTTAGATAGACTGTACCAAAGGGCTTAT